AACACAAATTTCTATGGTCAATATGTAGCCCAAGTTTAATATAGGAGAATAAATTATGGCAGCCCCAATGAGAAGTACGGACTTCCGTTCAATCGTAGAACCTATATTGAACGAATCCTTTGACGGTGTTTATGACCAACGAGCTGATGAATGGTCAACGGTATTCCGTGAACAAGCTGGTATTCCACGCAACTACCACGAAGAACCTGTATTATATGGTTTCGGCGCTGCACCACAGTTACCTGATGGCGCACCCGTAACGTATCAACAGGGTGGTGTATTGTTCTTACAACGCTATGTTTACCAAGTGTTTGGTTTGGCATTCGCTTTAACTAGAGTTTTAGTTGAAGATGGTGACCATATTCGCTTAGGTCAAGTATATGCGAAGCACTTAGCACAATCTTTAGTAGAAACAAAAGAATTGTTATGTGCAAACGTATTGAACCGTGCATTTAATAGCTCTTATGTTGGTGGTGATGGTGTATCTTTGATTAACACTGCGCACCCAATTGCAGCTGGTACATTTAGTAATCAACTTGCAACGGCAGCTGCATTATCACAAACATCGCTAGAGCAAATGCTTATTCAGATTCGCCAAGCGGTAGATAACAATGGTAAGAAAATTCGTTTACAGCCATTGAAGCTTGTTGTTGCCCCAGGTAACGTATTCCAAGCTGAAGTATTGTTGAAGTCTGTTTTAAGAACGGGTACAGCAAACAATGATATCAACCCAATTAAATCAATTGGTTTGTTACCAGAAGGTGCTTCGGTTATTAGCCGTTTGACATCTTCTACTAACTGGTGGATTCAAACAGATGCACCTGAAGGTATGAAATTGTTAATGCGCCGTGCCTTAGAAAAAACGATGGAAGGTGATTTTGAAACCGATTCGATGCGTTATAAAGCAACAGAACGCTATCAAGTTGGATTTACCGACCCTCGTGCTTTATTCGGAACACCTGGAGCGTAATACATGGGGGTGTAAAAACCCCCTTTTTTAATTTGTCAACTTTTCATGGAGAAAGACAATGCCACAATTTAGCGATGATTTATTCTTGGGCGCAGCCCCATCTTATGTTGGTACAAATGCTACTAGCAATTTAGGAAACCCATCACCCATGTCCCTAGGCTTCGGTCCAATGGGTCGTGTGTATTTATACGATGTAACGCCATATGCTGCAACAACAGCAGCGGTTCTAGCAGCTAAAACCCCAACGGGTGCAACTACTTATAGCGGAACACAATTAGCATCGGGTAGCGGTGGAACAACACAAGTTATCCGTACCGATGGTACAACCGTAACACAATTGGATATCCCCCGTGCGGTAGCGGTTACAACGGCATCGGGTAGCCCAACAAATTCCCAAGTAACCGTAACGGGCTATGATTACTACGGTAATTCAATGACCGAAATCATCCAAACGGGTACTGTAGCTTCTACACAAACCAAAGGAAGAAAAGCATTCTTCCAAATTTATAGCATTGCCTTTAGCGCTGCAACTACCGTTGCGGTATCGGTTGATACAACAACTGCATTAGGTTTGCCATGCCGTATTAGTGATGAAGCATATATTGTAGACCCAGGATTTACTGGTTCTACAGCGGTTGATAACGGAACATTGGCATACGCATTTTATTCCAATACAACAACCTATTCCGTGCAAGCGGTTACTGGCTGGACAATTGCATCCCCTGGCGTGATTACCGTAGGTTATTCACCCGCAAGTGGAACAATTGTTCAATTTACAGGAACACCCCCAACGGGCGTAAGCATTAATACAAACTATTGGTGGACTTATGTTTCGGCAACGACTGGTAAAATATCTACATCACAAGCAAATTATTTAGCTGGTACGTTTGTAAATACAACTGGTTCATATACCGCAAGTGCTGCTACGATGACACCGCAACTTGTATCTAGTTCTGTAACGGCGGATACCCGTGGAACATATACACCCGCTGGAACATTGAATGGTTCAAATAAACTAGTTTTAACACTAGGTTTAACGGCTATTCAAGTAGGTCCAAATTCCACCACAACTGGCTTACTTGGCATTGCCCAAGCCTAATAGGAGAAAATTATTATGGCAACTAGCAAATTTGGTCGTGAACCAAAAGAAATGACAACAGAACCTACTTCGGATGAGCTTAAGCATGAAGGAATGAAAAAAGGCGGACATGCCCATAAGAAACATATGGCTATGGGTGGTAATCCAATGATGGGTCAAGCTCCTATGCAAATGCCTGCAAGACGGGCTATGCCAATGCGCCGTGCAATGGCTATGCAACCCGCATTACTTACCCGTAAACATGGTGGAAAAGCGCATATGGCGGAAGGTGGTGAATCTAAAGCCGATGAGCGCAAAGAAATGCGTGAAATGCATAAGATTGAAAAAGAACTTAAGCACCATGAAAGCATGAAAGCTGGAAAAGCACATCATGGCTTGAAAAAAGGTGGTTCTGCTAAGATGTACACACCACAAATGGGTGGATTGTTAGGTGAAGGTAAGCCACATCACAAGGGTATAACGGGCGGTATTGAAGGTCCTGGGTTTGCGCATGGCGGTAAGGCACACCATGTATCGGGGCATCCTGAAGGTACTCATAAGCATCACATGCATATGGCTAAACATCATGCTGCAAAACATGCTGAAGGTGGTTCTGCGCATCACAAAAAGATGCATGAACATCATAAGCACATGGCTAAAATGTGTAAAGCTAGTGGTGGAACAATGGCTGTAGACCATCAGGGTGGCGCACAACTTAAGCACGGTGGCAAGATGATGCATAAGGCAACGGGTGGATTAGCTGCAAAAGGTGATGCATTCCAAACAAAAGGAACTTTGAAGCCAAAGGTTAATGTGCAAGATACGGTTCACGAAGCAAAGCAAACCAAATCTTTCCACACAAAAACAGGCGGTGTAGAAGGTGTTGGATACAAGCACGGTGGCAAAATGCATAAGTTTGCTAAGGGTGGAACAGTATCCGAAAGCGTTGCTAATCGTTATCTAAATGATATGAATGATGGTAGCAAGCTACACAAAAAAGCTGGTAAAACAGGTGAAATCCATGAAGCTCCAGCTGGTTACAAAAAAGGTGGGCATGTTAAACATCACGAAGGACATGTAATGCATCACAAAGCACATGGTCATAAAGATGGCGGTCATATTCATATGCATGAACATGCAGAACATATGGCGATGGGTCATCATAAAATTGATGGACACCCAATGAAACATGGAGGTCATGCTAAAAGCAAGATTTCCACGCATCATAAAAAGGGCGGTAAGTGTAATTACTAAGAAGCAGGGGGTGAAAGCCCCCACTTTTTAACTTTGGAGAATTTTTATGAGCAATAACATCGTTTCTTCGGTTACCCGTGGTGGCGCATATGAACCATTTGATTTACAAGTTGCCCGCAGCCAAATTTATGGGCATCAACAAGTAAACATTTTTGGTTACCAATCCGCCGTTGGTAATACAAAAATACCCGTTTGGGAAAATGCAACAACCTATACTTACATTACAAGTGCATCTACACTAACCCTTGTTAGTACATCCGCATCTGATGATACGGTTGCTAAAGTGTTAATTAGTGGATTAGATTCAAGTTTTAATCAAATATCCGAATCATTGCAAATGAACGGTACAACTGGCGTAACTACCTTAAATAGTTATTACCGTGTAAATAGTTTGGTTTTAACTTCCGCTGGTACGGGGCAAACAACAAACGTAGGCACGATTACATTAAAGCAATCATCAAATGTTGTTGCCCAAATTAATGCTGGAATTAGTAAATCACAAAGTACCGTATATACAGTACCCGCTGGTTATTCTTTTTACCTTGATTTAGCCGAAGTAAATACATCGAATAGCTACACATCATCTAATATTGTTACTTATTCCGTTCAAGCAATTAATAATTTAACTGGTGTAAAGTTTGTAGTATTACAACAACCATTTGTATCAATTTATACAGCTAATCGTTCTAGCGAACCATTTATTTATACGGAAAAAACTGATATTCAGTGGCAACTAGTTACAAGTACCGCAACAACTATTGCAGCTGGTGTAATTATTTCTGGTAAATTGATTCAAAATAACAATAATGTTGTTGGTGTTGGAAGCTAATCATGCCTCTAATTAAAAGTAAATCGGAACGTGCTTTTAAAAAGAATATCTCTGCCGAGATACATGCTGGCAAACCAATGAAGCAAGCGGTAGCAATTGCATATGCTACCCAACGTAGTGCAAAGAAAAAAGATGGCGGTGGTCTTTATGCAAATATTCATGCTAAACAAGAAAGAATTAAGCATGGAAGTGGTGAACATATGCGAAAGATTGGAAGCAAGGGTGCGCCAAGTAAACAAGCATTTATTGAATCAGCTAAAACCGCTAAGAAAAAAGATGGTGGTGTATCCCTAGCCGTAGGTAGGGGCGAAAAGAAACCTACAAGCCAAGGTGCGGGTTTAACGGCTAAGGGTAGGGCTAAATACAACCGTGAAACTGGAAGCCATTTACAAGCACCCCAAGCAAAGGGTTCTAGGCATGATTCATTTTGCGCCCGCATGAAGGGTGTTGTAGAACATGCAAGTGGTGATGCGCCAAGGGCTAAAGCATCTTTAAAGCGTTGGCATTGTAAAGATGGCGGTAAAGCAAAGAAAAAATATGACATCAAGGGGTGGTAATGACTACAAGCGGAACGGTATCTACCACTGTTGTAACGGTTCAAAACCTGATTGATAGCGGTGCTAGAAGGGCGGGTAAACTTGCCGAAGAATTAACATCGGAAGAAATATTTGCATCAAAACAATCGCTTTATTATTTACTATCGAACTTAGTAAATTATGGTGTGCAGTATTGGGCTATTCAAAAGAATGTAATTGGGTTGTATCCTGATCAATACGAATATTTATTGCCCGTAGGAACAAATGATGTGTTGAATGCGAATTATCGGTATTTTACAATTAATACGCAAGGCTATAATTCTTCATCAGGTATAGCTGCTAACGCATTTGACGGGGCTTACACAAATATTTGTCAATTAACTACAAACACAGGTTATATTGGTATTAACAACGGTACACAAAACCCTATTTACATGGCGTCTGTTGGTATTCTACCCGCAATAACAGGAACGGTTAATTATCAAATACAATCATCGCAAGATGGTTCAACATGGACAACTATTGTTACCCCAGCTACTACCTCATGGGTAAGTGGGCAATGGATTTATAACGATTTAGATCCATCTACTAGTGCGCCTTATTGGAGAATATTGCAAACAAGCGGTGCAAATATGGGTTTTTATCAAGTTAATTTTGGTTCTAATCCAACGGAAATACCAATGTTCCGTATGAACCGTGATGATTATGTTAATTTGCCAAACAAAAACTTTTTAAATAATTATCCGTTGCAGTATTGGTTAAATAGAACAATACCCCAACCAACAATGGTTCTCTGGCCTACGCCTGCTATTTATTCACCACAAATCGTAGCATGGTGTACACGTTATGTGCAGGATGTGGGGGCATTAAATGGTTCAATTGAAATACCGCAACGCTGGTATTTAGCAATTCAAAATATGCTAGGTCATCAAATGGCGATGGAGTTGCCGCAAGTTGACCCAGCAAGAATTGCTTATTGCGAACAACAGGCGGAAAAATATTTACATATTGTTCAAGAAGAAGAACGTGATAAATCACCAATTTATTTTGCACCAAATATTAGCGTATATACAAGATGAAATGGCTTAATACACGAGGAAATTCTGTACTTACGATTCAAGTTTGCGATAGATGCAAAATGAAACGTGCGTATGATGACGTTCAAGAAGACGGGAATACTCCAGGGCTTCGTGTATGTAAGTTTGGGTGCATTGATAATAAAGACCCTTATCGTTTAAAAATGCGCCAACCAGAAAAGATTTCTGTGCGGTTTCCACGCCCAGATGCAAATATCGGTACGGGAAATAATCAAATTGTAACCACCCCTGATGCACAAGATTTATTATCTTTACAAACGCCATATACAGAAAATGGAAATTTAGAAGGTATCACTTATTTACCTGTGAATACAAATCCATGACGAATAAGACGATTACTGAATTACCTTTAGCTACTGCTTTAATTGGCACGGAACAAGTACCCATTCAGCAAGGCGGGCTTACTGTACAAACTACCGTAGCTGCAATTGCAAATAGCCCTACCCAACAACAAACTTTTGTTACTGTAAATCAAGAACCAACCCTTGCAAATAGCCGTAGTCTAGTAGGTGGATTAGGTATAGGTACATCAACGGGTTCACCACAAGGTCAATTTTCTTTGTTCCTTAATGGTGTATCGTCGTCATTAGAAAATGCATCACAGGGCATCGTAGTCAAAAACAGTAGTTCTGGTGTGATCAATCGAAGTATCTCTACAACAGGCGCTGGTTTAAGCATTACAAATGCAAACGGCGTAAGTGGCAACCCAACAATAGGGTTAAATGGCTTACCTTTAGCACTAGCTAGTTTAGGCGGTAACGGTTTTATTTCTAGCAATGGAACGGCGTTAAGCACGAACGTATTAACGGGAACAACTAATCAAATCAGTATTGCGGGGGGTGATGGTTCATCTACCCCAACTTTTAGTATTGCAAACAACGCAATATTTCCTGGAAGTGGTTCAGTTACGTTACCAAATGGAACAACCGCACAAAGGGTTGGCAGCACTGGTGCAATTCGATACAACACGAGTAGCGGCACATTTGAAGGTTTCAATGTTTCTGGTTGGCAATCATTTTCCCTAACGGGTGGTGTTACAACCTTTCAAACAAGTTTATCGGGCTTAACACCAAGTTCACCTAAAGGCGGGGTAGTAACCCTAGATGGTACGCTTAATCCGTCTTCTGGTGGTACTGGGGCTACTGCTTTAACGGGATATGTAATCGGTAATGGAACAAGTGCGTTTACTGCTAGCGCAACTATTCCAACTACCGATTTATCTGGAACAATATCCAATGCGCAATTAGCGAATTCAAGCATTACGATTAATTCTAATACCGTAAGTTTAGGTGGTTTGGTTAATGT